GGCTGGCATACGCCAGAGCCTTCGATGCAATCAGTTCATACGGCAGCTATGCCAGCGTGGTGTTTGACGATCCGGCCATCATGTATGCGGTGCAGTGTGGTTTCTCGAACTGGGTTGGCTTCTGCCAGGCTGAGCATCACGACTTCGACCGGAAAAAGTTTATCGACGAGTACACGAACTATCGTGACTGGTTGCCTTTCCCGAAGTGCCTGGAAGGGATTACCGCTATTGGCAATGGCAGCCAGTTTCCTGAGTTCAACAAGGTATCGGCAATCGGCGATGTGGAGCGGTGCAGGATGGTGTATCGCAAAGGCCGCGATATTCTGGACATCAGCAAATCAATGCCGGTGGGTGATTTTATCCCGGCAATGAAGCCGGCGCTGGCGGCATGAACGCGCAAAAAATCATCCTCCGAAATGAAGCTCTCCGGCAACGGGCAGTTGAGCGGATTGAATCGCTGGAGCTGGAGCCGGTGACGCTGGAGATGGTGATCAGGCCGCACAGGGCGAAGCGCAGCGATATGCAAAACCGGCGGCTTCACAAGCTGCTTGGCATGATGGCCGATTATACCGGCGATGACATCGAATCCATGAAGCTGGAGATGAAGGCGAAGTTTCTGGAGCCGATTGCGCAGAAGCGATTGCCGAACGGCGAAACGTGGGTGCAATTCAAATCGACGGCAGACATGGGAGTGCGCGAGCTGAATGCGTTTATGGAGCAGGTGGAGGCGTTCGCGGCGATGGAATTACAGATCACGTTGCCGGCGCAGGAGTGGGCTGATGTTCGATAGACTCAAGGCGATCAGAAAGCTGCCGTGCGTGGTGTGCGCAAATATCGGCGTGGATCCTCATCACCTGATCCAGCAGGGGGACGGGAGAGTTGGCGGCACGGCTCCGGATAGTGAAACCATCCCGCTATGCCGGGTCCACCATAACGAGCTGCACGCCAGCGTGAGCGCGTTCGAGTGGAGGTTCGGAACACAGCAGGCGCTTCTGGCGAAAACAAACCGCTGGCTGAATATCTGCTATGGCGATATTGCACAATGAGAAAGCTGGTGGCGTTCAGACACTTGTCGCCGGGGTCAATCGGCAGGCCATGTCTGAAGGTGCTGTGCCCGCATGCTGGATTCGCGGTGCCGGTGGAGCAGTGCCGACATCGCTATTGCAGAGCAAACCGTGGATTCAAGGAGTATATGGAGGATGGCGAGCTGCATGTTGAGACGCTCTGTGCGCTGGATGAGATGCAATGCGGTACGAAATAGAGCCAGTGCCAAAGCCGCGCCAGACGCGGGCTGATAAGTGGCGCAAGAGGCCGTGTGTTCTTCGCTATCGAGTTTTTGCGGATCAGGTAAGGGCAAAGGGCGTGAAGCTAGAGTCTGGCGCTTGTGTGACGTTTGTGCTGCCGATGCCGAAAAGCTGGAGTAAACGGAAGCGGCAGCAGATGAATGGAGAGCCGCACAGACAGCGCCCGGATTGGGACAACCTCGGAAAAGCGCTTAGTGATGCAGTACATGGGGAAGATTGTCATTTGTGGGATGTGCGAGTCAGGAAATTATGGGGCGAGCATGGTGCGATCATCGTCGAGTAAAAAAGGCATGAATGACCTTGTAATGTACCCATGCATTCCCCAACGGCAACTTGGTGCGGCAGTCGTGTATTACGCGAGGAAGAGGCATCAAACCACTGACAACATAGGAAAGTATAAGGAATTATATCTAAGGATGTTTCTAGCCTTACCATGCGATATACAGTTCAACATACTGGAGGAGGCGGAAGATTGGGCTGACAAAACAGCCGATGTTAATGCGCGCTATATGGATATAATCAGGGAACATAGGAAAACTAGGTATCGGTCAGTCAGTCGATGTATGTTGCTCGATGTATATCATTTAATGCGGAAAGAGGAGCGCATGACGGTATTGTGTACTATCGCAGATTCATTGGAAATCGCTGTCGCGTTTTGTAAGTTACTAAAATCAGACCCATTTATTGACTATTTAGGCCGTAGAGGAGGGCTTGTGCAATTTTTATGGCGAGGCTGTTGCAACAAAGACGACAGAGAAGATAATCAGGAGATGGCGAATGAATAACCGGATCGAGAGAAACACCCGCGCAATCGTGGCGCAATTCGGATCATGGTGGCATGCGGTGCTGTTTGCATTCGATGCAATGAGTCAGTCTGTGTTCCCGCGAGCAACAACAGAACGAAGGTTAGCCGGTGAGCCAGTTTACCCGGACAGCGACGAGGTGGACGCAATCAGCTATGACGATCCCGACGAATGGCGGCAGGCTGGCGGGAAACGAATAGTAGCTGGGCGAATACTGAAACACGCGGAAACGATAACCGGCGCAGATTGGTCAATCGTCACCCTGGCATTGCACGATGATCCGGTGGATAGGGGGCTGGCTATGGCCGGTGTCGGCAACCGGATAGCAGAAAAGCTGAACCTGCCGAGGGTTTACACGCAGGCGGTGTGCCGTAGGTGGGGAGAGAAACGCTTTAACAAGCGGCACGAAGGGGCGGTGAGTCGGGAATATCGAATATCACATTATGATACAGTCGCGGAACTACAGGCGATGCTGGGCGCATCAGAAGCTACGGAGTGGAAGCGGAGAGCAGAGATTACTGAACTACTGGAGGCATCATTCATCCAGGCTAAAGACAGATTGGATCAGGCGTGAAATAAAACTCTTTACAAAGCTAAAGATTTATGCAGGCTGTCGCTAAATAATTCAGCGATGCTTGCCCCTTGGGTTAAGTATCACAAACATGAGCTGCCTTCGGGCGGCTTTTTTTATGCGCGCATTTCCGACGAGAAATCATACTTGATAGACTACCCATACGAGGAACTGATCTGTGCGCTATTTAATCGAGGTGCAATATGGAACAGGACAACAAGAGCAACAAGGATTTCAAATTGAAGCGTGCAGAAGTGCGCGTACTGGAAAACGGTTATGTGTTGCGCGTCGAAAAGTCCATGACTGATGATGCACGGAAGAAGCTGCGGAAGGCTTCAAAGAAGGGTGAACCCGAAATTGATTACTCTGCTATGCACAAGAGCGAAGAGTATGCAGCCGGAACGCTGAAAGAATTGCTGAAACGCATGAAGGAAGAGTTATCAGAATACGATAATGAAACCGAGTTCGACAAAGCGTTTGAGTCTGGCGAAGAATAACAATGGCTCCACGTCCTAAAAAGATTGACTGGATCGGCATTGAAGGTGATTACCTTGCTGGTCAGAAGTCTATCAGGGCGATTGCGGAGCAGTACAACAGTAGTGAGAGCGGGATAAGAAAGAGAGCAAAGCAAAAAGGTTGGGTCAGGGACGCAACAGGTAAAAAACGTGAAATGGTAAAGGCTGCACTGTCTGGGACATCTGATAGTGCGCAGTCTGGTGTACAGTACGCAGTGCGCACTATCGAAGAAGCAGCCAAGCAAGATGTTGCAGACATGCACAACGGATTGGAAGTGGCGAGGCTCTGTATTGCAAAGCTTCGCATTATGACAGAAGTTGCAGGAAAGCCGCAGGAAATAAAGACAATCGTTGATGCAAACAAAGGCGCGATAGAAACAATCAGACGCATTCGTGGTCTGGATGATCCAAATGCTTCAACCCATGAGGATGATTTAGACAAACTGCGATGAAGGACTCAGAGCGTCTGCGACTAAAACAGAAATGCAAAGACGATTTCCTGTATTACTCGCAACGCGCTTTGTTTATTCGCGGCAAGAGCGGGATTATTCAGCCGCTTTTATTGAATCATGCACAGAGATACATCCATGACTGCATTGAAGATCAGAGGAAAAAGACCGGCAAGGTCAGAGCAATCCTGCTGAAAGGCAGACAGCAGGGAGCCAGCACATACGTTGAGGGTCGGTTCTACTGGCTTGTAACACATCGGAAAGGCGTGAGAGCGTTTATTCTTACGCATGAAGCTGATGCAACAAATAACCTGTTCGAGATGGCGAAGCGTTATCACGATCATTGTATTGCACCGTTGCGACCAAGTACCGGCGGTGATTCGGCCAAGTCGCTTGAGTTCGACAAGCTTGATAGTGCGTACAAGGTCGGAACAGCAGGGAACAAGGCTGTTGGACGATCCAGCACGATACAATTTTTCCACGGAAGTGAAGTGTCATTTTGGCCGAACGCAGCGGAACACGCGAAAGGTGTGATGCAGGCGATACCCGATGAACATGGTACAGAAGTAATACTCGAAAGCACTGCAAACGGCGTTGGCAACTTTTACCATGAACAGGTACAGAAGGCGATTTCAGGCGAGGGTGATTTCATATTCATCTTTGTGCCGTGGTTTTGGCAGCCGGAATACAGCAGGGCATTGCCGGATGATTTTACACTGACTGACGAAGAAGCCGATTACAAGAAGGCGTATGGCCTCACCGACGAGCAAATAGCTTGGCGGCGGAACAAGATTGTCGAACTCTCATCGGGCGGAGGTGATGGCGGCATGGCATTTAAGCAGGAATATCCAGCGACAGCGACGGAAGCATTCCAGGTGACAGGCTCAGACAAGGCATTGATTAGCAATGAGGCAGTCATGGCAGCCAGAGCCAGCGGATTGCAAGACTCATACGGCGCACTTGTTGTTGGTGTCGATCCGGCACGATACGGGAAAGATAGAACGTCAATCATCCGACGCAGAGGGCGAAAGGCTTTCAAACTCGAATACCACAAGAAAATCTCAACAATGGAAGTGGTTGGGCGCGTTGTTCGCATTATTCAGCAAGAAAAGCCCGCCAGAGTGTTTGTTGATGTGGTTGGTATCGGGGCGGGGGTAGTTGATCGGCTCCGGGAAATGGGATTTGGTGAAATTGTCAGGGCAGTGAACGGCGGTGAAGCAGCACTTGATCCAGAGCGATATGCGAACAGGCGAGCAGAAATGTGGTGTCTGGGCAAGAAATGGCTCGATGACAAGCCGGTGCGAATACCAAACAACGATGAATTACATGCAGACCTGACGGGGCCACAGCACACGTTTGACAGTAAAGGACGTGTGGTACTGGAAAAGAAAACGGATATGCAGAAGCGCGGGCTACGTTCGCCCGATGGCGGCGATGCGCTGATGAATACATTTTATGAGCCGGTGGCAGTGGTCAAGAAGAAACTACCAGTGCCACCACCACCACAACCAAGACGATATTGATTCTAAGCTGCCTCCGGGCGGCTTTTTTTGGAGTAAAAACAATGGCAGATGAAGAAAACGTAAACCCGTTCTCGAAACTCGATGCCATTGGTGGACGAATCCGCTCTGAATTTGACGAGTTGAAGATTGAACGCAGGCCGAATCTGCGCATGTTCCAGGGTCAGTATGAGCAAAAGGTACTGGCTCGACTCGACAAAAATCAATCGGATGCATATATCAGGCTGGGCAGAATCAAAGTGAACACGATGGACGCACGCATGTTTGATATGCTGTTTCCATCCGGTACTGAAAAGAATTGGTCAATATCAGCTACACCGAAGCCAAAAGCGCCAGATGATGTGGTGCAACAGATCGCGATGCAGATTGCGGCAGAGAATCAGGTGGACGTTGAGCAGGTGCCGCTTGAACTGGTCGAAAAGGGTGTTAAGAAATGGGCTGACAAACAGGCCGAGCGCATGTCAGAAGCGATTTCTGACAAGCTAACAGAAGGAAAGTATCGCCACAAAGGGCGCAAGGTCATCCATTCCGGCAATTTATATGGCACTGGCTGGATGAAAGGCGTGCTGACAACCGAAACTGAAGAAACACATTGGCAATACGATGAAGACCTAGGCGATCATGTGGCGATACATAAAATAGTAACTGAGCCAGAGTTCGATTTTGTTCCAATATGGGATGTTTACCCGGATTTATCAGCGCAATCATCTGATATAAACCTGTGTGATTACATTTATCAGCGGCACGTTATGGGCAGGCATCATCTGCAAAAACTGGCGAAGCGTGACGATTTCAACGGCAAGGCAATCATCGACTATATCCGCAGCCATCCCGACGGTGATGCTGTTCGGACGTATCACGAAGAAGGATTGCGCCAGATTGGCACTGAGAAGCAGCAGACAAAGCCGCTGCGCAATCGTTACGAGTTGTTAGAGCGTTGGGGATATATCAGTTCCGAATGGCTGACAGAGTGCGGCTGTGAAGGGCTGAATGAAGAAGTGAAAGACGACGTGTTTGGCGTGATCTGGTTGCTTGGTGGTCGCGTGATTAAAGCGGCATTACATCCAGGCGAACGAAGTAAACATATCTTCCACAAATATCACTTTGAAGAAGACGAAACGAGCATGTTCGGCTTCGGTGTGCCGGATGCAATTCGTGACACGCAAGACCTTGCAAACGCGACAATCCGGCAGACCGCAGACAACGCAGGTATTACAGCGGGGCCACAAGTCGAAGTCAATGTTGATCTGATGGACGCGGCGCATGTTGCAACGTGCAACGAGATATATCCATTCAAGACATGGCTACGGCGAGGAACGGGCGCAGACGCGCAGCACAAGGCTATTCATATCACAAACATTGACTCCCATGTTGCTGAATTGATTGGGCTATTTAATACGTTCAAGCTACTCAATGATGAAGTGTCGAATATTCCAAGTTATATGCACGGCGAGGGTGACAAGGGCGCAGCAGATACGGTTGGTGGACTGTCTATGTTGATGGGCGCGGCGAATATCACGATTAAAGATGTGGTCGCAAATTTTGACGATGGCATGACGATCCCATTCATTACCAGTGCATACGACTGGCTGATGATGTTTGGCGAGAACGAGATCAAGGGCGACATGAAGGTAAGCGCGACAGGTTCAACGAGTCTGGTGGCGCGTGAGATTCGTTCACGGGCATTGGGTGAGTTCCAGCAGGAAACAGCGAACCAGATTGATGCGCCATACATCGACAGGTCAAATATGCTGAGGGAGCGCGTCAAGGCGCTAGAACTGCCGGAAGATGTGCTTATCAGCAAAGATAAGGCAGAGCAGGTCAATCAGCAGATACAACAGATGGCAGCGCAGATGATGGCGCAGGCATTGGCACAGCAAGCCATGCAAGACCAGCAAGCACAACAAGCAGCACGGCAATGAAAGACCATAAGCATATACAGCAGTGCCACGAAAGCCGCATGTCGCATGGTGGACGCGTTTACACAGCCATGCTTGAGAACGCTATCGCAGGTTGGACAGCAGAGTTGGTCGAAACCACGAACCACGACGCGGCTATGCAGTTGCGCGGTGCAATTCGCAATGTGCGCTATCTGCTACGGCGGATAGAAGAAACCCCAATCAAAAAATAACCAGTTTAGTCCGGCGCACGCGACCGGACGCAATAAATCAAGCCCGTAAGGACACTTGATAATCAAAGAAAACGGACACCAGTAATGGCCCGAAGGAGACAGCGTGAACGAAAACGAGCATGAAAATGATAATGAAGCGGAGTTTGATGCCGCATTCGATGAAGATGAAGCAACAGAAATTGCAGACGATACCGATGAGGCCGTAAGCGACGAAGAAGCTGAACCGGAAAATCAAGAAGTGACCGAAGATGATGAAGAAGCGGGCGATGCGCAGGAAGGCGAGCAACAGCCGGATAGCACGGATCAGGAAGAAGAGAATCAGGATGATAACGATGCTGATGATGATATTCCTGCCGAAGACATGGCACGCTATAAATCATGGGAAGGTCGCTTGCGCAAGCGTGAGCAGGAAATCCATGAGCGCGAAGCCAAGCTAAAGCAGTTGGAATCCGAGCAGAATGATGGAGAAGAGGAAGAAGATCCTCAAGACGATCAGGACGAGCAGGATGAAGATGCGGTTGCCCGGTTACGTGAGGACTACCCTGATATTTTTGCAGCAATGGAACAAGAGATAAACAGGCGTTTATCTGGCAAGGATTTAGGCCAAGTCATTGAGCAAGTTGAAGCTTTCACGCAAGCGGAACAGGACAGGCAAATAAAGGCGCATCGCGATGCCATTAAAGCCAAACACCCTGATTTTGATAATATCGAAACGGACGCATTAAACTCATGGGTCGAACAGCAGCCTTATAAAGATGCTGTGCGATACCAGTCCATCATTGAAAGTGGAACCGCAGATGAAGTCATTGAAATGCTCGATCAGTACAAAGGAACCGTACTGAAAGAGCAAGAGAGACAGCAATTTCAGAAGCGACGTGAACAGCAGAAGAACGCCGGGAAATCAGTACCCAATCACTCTTCAAGAGTAACGAATACGATTGGCAATGCTGACCCTGACGATTTCGACGCAGGCTGGGACGAAGCAGACGATTAAGCTGAAACCTTGCTCCTCATAAATCTTTTATAGGAGCATTACTATGCCAGTAACAACTTACGGGAGTATATCCCCACGAACAGCCGCGCATGCGGTAAAAAAACTTCTCAAGCGCGGTATCCCGATGCTGGTGCTGGAGAAATTCGGGCAGACTTATCCTTTGCCTTCCAAGAGTTCTACGGTAGCAAAATTCCGTCGCTATAACTCCTTGGCTGCAACACCAAATGCGCTGACAGAAGGCGTAACTCCAGCCGGTAAAGCACTCACATCTACGGACGTGACCGCTACACTGGCTCAGTATGGTGATTTTGTGGAAATCACAGACGTTATCATGGACACCCATGAAGACCCTGTATTGACACAGGCCACAGAAGTATTGGGCGAGCAAGAAGCCGAAATGATCGAAACCATCCGATTCAATGTGCTGAAGGCTGGCACCAATGTATTTTACGCCAACGGCCTTGCCCGTAATGCTGTGAATACTGTTTATTCACTCGCATTGCAGCGTCAGGTAACACGCGCATTGAAACGTCAGAACGCACGCAAAGTGACTTCCGTTGTTCGATCTACTCCGAACTATGGCACACAGAACGTCGCGCCTGCATTCATTGCGCTGGTACATACCGACATGGAGACCGATATTCGCAACATGCCTGGATTCGTCCCGGTTGAGCAGTACGGTTCCATGACTCCGTATGAGTCTGAAATCGGTAAGTGTGAAGACGTGCGCTATGTATCCAGTACCGTGTTTACTCCGTTTGCAGATGCAGGCGGCCTATCAGGTGGCACTACACTGAGTACGACTGGCACCAATTCAGACGTATATCCTATCCTCATCGTTGCCCGTGACGCTTACGGGATCGTCCCTTTGAAGGGTAAAAATGCCACTTCCATCATGGTAAGCAACCCACGTCCGCAGTCCGGTGATCCACTGGCACAGCGCGGCACCGTTGGTTGGAAAGCCATGCAGACAGCAGTCATCTTGAACGACCTTTGGATGGCACGCGTGGAATGTGCAGCTACCGCATAAGCGGGAGCAGTCACCTAAAGTGACAATATGAAGAGGCCATCCTTTCGGGGGTGGCCTTTTTATTTAAGCCAAGGCCATCCTTTCGGGGGTGGCCTTTTTTATTGCCAATTAAGGAGCCACGGAAATGAGTAATTTGAAAAAACTTTCATTAAGTTCGGTGAAGCGCATGAGCGAACGCCGTATTTGCGAACACTTGTATGAAGAGTTCGGCATTGAAGCCAATCCAGACGATTTTAAGAAAGATGAACTGGTACAGTTATTTATGGATTCACAGGCTGCATATTTCGCAGACCTGGAAATCGACGGCCTGGTTGATGAACCAGAAGAGCCAGCAGATGAAGATTTGACCCGGAAGGTCAAGATCAACATTGCAAAAGAAAAGGATGAACCGATTTACGTTGATGTTTCAGTTAATGGTCGAGCATTCAGAATCCGGCGCGGTGTTGATGTTGAGGTGCCTCTGTATGTGCTGCATACACTACAGAATGCAGTTGAATCATTCTATGAGCATGACGCAGAAACCGGCGAGAACACAACGGGTGATAATCCTCGCTTCAATATCTCGGTGAAGGTATAAATCATGGCTGACGTACCTTTGGCCGGAATGCTGGCAGATGTCCGGCCAGAGGTGGTCGGCTGCTCAAACATGATGATGAATAAAGCAATACTTGATGCAGCAGTATTGTTTTGCGAGAGCGCGCATATATGGGAAGTGGCATTGCCAGCCGTTACCTTGAGTGCAAACACGTCTGAATATCCAGTTGTTCAACCGGCAAACCAGCGCGTAATCAGAATCACCCAGGCAATCAGCTCAACCACGGGGCGAATGCTAAAGAAGGTTGCATTGCAAAAAATGGATGCTGAAAGCGGAACATGGCGCAACAACACAGGCGCGAATCCTATCGCATGGATGATGATTGCACCCCGGCTAATGCGGTTCTATCCAACACCAAACGCAACAGGTGAACAGATTACCTTGCGTGCGATTGTGAAACCTTCTCCAGCAGCAACAGTGATTGATGATTCGATATATGACGATTATCACAACGGTATCGCAGCCAAAGCAAAAGCACTGCTATTCGCCATGCCAGAACAGAAGTGGACGAATCCGAATCTTGTTGCATACCACGAGTCCATATTTGCAGATGCAGTCAGCACGGCACGCTTGGCGATTGCAAACAACCATTCCAACACAAACAACAGAGTTCAACCTGTTCCGTTCCGGTGAGGTCTAAACAATGGCAGTAACCGTAAAATCAATCATAGATAGCGTATCAATCACCCTGAACGATACTGACGTGGTGCGTCGCTGGCCGGAATCTGAACTGCTGGGCTATTTCAACGAGGCACAGAAAGAGATTGTTAATCACAATCTTGGCGAGGGTGCGACAGCGGCAGTCATTGCAACGGTTGCAGGCACGCGGCAGACATTGCCCGCTGGTGCGATTGAGTTGTTTGAGGTCACGCACAACATGGGCGCGTTTGCGAATCAGGTGGCAGGCGATGCCATTACGCCAATCGAACGGAATCAACTCGATACACAGGTTCCAGGCTGGCACGCAGCCGCACCGACTGGATCATTCGATCATTACATATTCGATGGTCGCGACAGAAAGAGTTTCGATTTATACCCACCAGCAGCAGGCACAGAGGCAGTTGCAGTCAAGTATGCCGCTACACCGGCAATCATTACCGGACTTGGCGCAGGCGGCAACTTAAACAGAACAGAAACAATCGGTGTCAGCGATGACTACGATCCGGCAATCAAAAGTTACATCCTCTACAGGGCATTATCTAAAGACGCTGAGTATAATGTCGCCAATGCGCAGATTGCCATTGGTCACTATCAAGCCTTCGCCAATTCAATCGGCATTGAGGCCAATCAGCAAGCAACAGTCAACCCGAACAATAACGCGGCACCATATACCCATTCACCCATGCCGGACGCGAGGTAAGTTATGGCATTCACTACTACCCCACCTTGGTATTCTGATGGCACAATAACAACAGATGGCACATCGAAGGTGGTCGGCACAGGTACGCTTTGGACAGACGTTGGGCAAATCGCGGTTGGTGATCTATTCACCCTTGATGGCGCGTCATTCTATCAGATTCAGACCGTTGGTGACGGCACTACGGCAGGCAATAACACAATTCTCACCGTAGATCGCGCTATTCCAGCAGGCACAGCACAAGCATATTCAATACTGCAAAATTCTCAGATAAATCCGGTAAATAGCGGGATTGCCTATAAAGTGTCGGCAATGGTGCAATCATGGCAGGGGCGTGAGGACGAGCTGAGGGCCTGGCTCGCTGGTACGGCAGGCGGCGGTGTAAATTCGGATGGCATGTATCCAATGACCGACGCGACTGGTGTGACGTATCAGGTTAAATGCCCTGCGCAGATGCAAGCGGACGTAGATGCTGCCGTAGCACAGATTCTCGGCGGCAACGTCACAGTAAAATCAATGAATCACCGTGGTGCCTATCTCGCCGCAACCACATACGCCAAAGATGATGCCGTCACCAGCGGCGGACGTTATTTTATATCAAGGCGAGCCAACAGTACAGGTCACACGCCGCCGTCATCCAGCACAGGTGATGCATGGTGGGGGCTAGTGGCGGATCGCGGCGGGCAAGGCCCGCAAGGCCCAGCAGGTAATTCGGTTGACCACATTACCCGCACGGCTGGCACGGGTGCAGCAGGAACAACTGACACGTATACCCTCTGGGGTGATGTTGCTGAAACGATAAACATGGGTACGTTCCAGACATATAACGGATCGGACGGGACAGGCACAGGCGACATGCTTGCTGCAACCTATGACCCGGCTGGCGTAGCTGCTGATGCGTTCAACATGGCGAACATGGTTGAGAGCGCAACTAATAAGATTTTGACTGCCACCGAGCGCACAAAACTGGCCGGAATCGCCCCCGGCGCAGACGTGTCGCCGGTTACGTCAGTTGCAGGCAAGACGGGGAACGTAACGCTGTCTGTTGCTAATATTACAGATGCGGGCACAGCGGCTACGCATAACGTACCGGCAGCAGGTGATGCAGCACCCGGCGAGGTAGTGCTCGGTAGTGATAGCCGGTTAGGCGGTGGTGCCAGCCAGTCTGACCTAGATAGGCTATCCGCTAATGTAGCCCTCAACGCTATCCGCATAGCAGTGAATGGTAATCTATCAACCCAGCGCATGGTCGATGGTATTGTCGATGAATACGGCGATGAAACTGGGGTTGATACTGCCAACGCTGTAAATCAGGTGTATGACAGCATGGGGCACAGTTATAGCCCCGCAACGGGACTTAATTTAACCCTCTATTCCGTAGCCACCACAGCAGTAGCCCAGCCATCATCTGCTACGCTGACAGTGCTGGAGGAGGATGTTGACCCTGTAACGCTGAATACTGACTTAATGGCCGCAGTTAGCAGAGATGGCGGTGCGACGTGGACTAATGTGCCTTTGGTGGATAAGGGAGTTGGCGCCAATTATGCGGTTCTTTCCGGTTCCGCAGCTACAACAGCAATTCCGACGATGACTAACTATACAACTCCATCTGGCATTGTGACGTATTCGGCCGACCATTCCATCGGCCCGGCATGGCATGCATTTGCAGGTTCGTATTGGTATCTAGGCGGGGCGGCGACAGGGTGGATTGCATATGATTTTGGCACTCCGACAGAAATATATTCGTATGATCTAGCCGGGTATTCCTCAGCTTACTATTCTGCTACAAGCTGGACTTTCGATGGCTGGGACGCAGTCACATCGTCATGGGTGACATTAGACACCGTAACTGGCGCATATGCGCTATCGCGGTACTCAAGGACGTTATCCGCCGTTGCTAAGTACAGCAAATATAGGCTTAACATTACTGGCTCAGGCAACGGTACGAATGCCAATCTGTATATGGGGCCGATACATATGTATGCCCCGGCATATACAACAGTTACCAAACGTATCCTCCAAGGCACAGCCGACATCACAGCGCAGCCAGCAGGCACAGCTATGAAATACAGGCTGACCACGGCTAATGCGAAGAACCTCAAACTACACGGTACATCACTAGGGTGGAAGTAAGCTATGGGCATTGAGCGAGTACACGATGACTTTGAAACGCCAGCACGCAAGCGACAGTTAGCTAAGGGTACACTTGAGCAGAGGGTTGAAGCACTGGAGCGCATTGTGATCCATGCCATTGACCATCGTAAGCTAACTGACGCTATGCGTGAGGATATTAAACGCATCGGGGATGCGGATACGGAGCATCCAGACAAATGAAGGCAATCAAAGCAATCGCATGGTATCTAGTTGGATTCATACTGGTGCCAGTAATCCTTGCCTTTACGCCCAAAGGTAGTCGTACTCTGCGTTGGCTGGACGGCGTGTACGGCAACAAGATCGACGGCATCGATGGTGATGCAGCATACAAGGCTAAGGTGACGACACTACGCCGTTTTCGCTGGACGCAGCTACGCAACCCCGTCAACAACCTGCTTAGAGCCTATGGCCCGAATGGTACTGTTCAGGCTATCCGCACTACGAAATACAGTGTTATCGCTACAATCAACGGCAAGGATTACCCATTCATCCGCCGCCCACTTATCGGTAAGCGGCTGTGGTTATGGTGGGGCTATAAGCTATTGGACGACAACCGTATCAATTCACATCTGGTAATAGGTCAGCACTTCGAGAATCAGATGATTCTCTGGCCATTCAAAAATAAAGGAGCGTAAAATTAAAATGAACACACTTATCGCAGCAACAACCGCAGCAGTCACTACAGCAGCAGGGGCAATCAAACTGGATGCCTCGCACTATCAGTTTCCCGTCACGATTATCGCCAATGGCCTTGCAGGTACAGAAACAGTGGCGGTAAATATCTCTGACGACGGCGTGAACTATTCACTGATGATGGACTACAACACCGGCACAGCCGTTGTATTGGACGCAACACACAACAACGTCGGTATTCAGTTTCCTGCCGACCTGCGACTTGTTAAATCTGCCACAGCAGCAGCCGTAGCGGTCGGTCTGTCCACTGCCACTAACGCATGATGCAGTTACGTATTGCCAGAGGCATCGCCTCAAGAATCACGAACGGCATTAGCCCCATCCCCGGCTTCGGCGTATTCAATCTGGACTTCCTAGATTTACAGGATGCCCACGGCAATACCGGCACATTCACACGTGCCGGGGCAGCTAATGTCCCTGATTGGCAGGGTGTGTTGCAGTCTATCCCTCTGGACACATGGCGGGTTAATCGTGGGCGTTGGAACGGCACGCAATGGTTTGGCGATGACGGAGCGGGCAATCCACTCCACCCCACCGCAGTAATCAATGGAGAGCAGACCTATCTTGACCTCACCGACTACGCTACAGGCCAGACAGTGGCAGCAGGCGGCATGCGTGCGTATGGGGGCAGGTATTACAAGACTGCTACTGGCGGAACGACGAACGGAGCCAGCCCGTTAGTTGATACCGGTGTCACAGATTGGGTAGATCAGGGTATTTATCGGCCTGATTATGGCGTGTTGTTAGAGGGCGGGGCGACTAATAAATGTTTGTACTCTGAACAGTTCGATGCGGCTGGGTGGTCACTACTAGGTAGTAGTGTCACACCCAATGTTACAGTAGCGCCTGATGGGTCAAATACTGCCTATTTACTTGCTGAAGACGCTACCACTGGAGAACATAGAGTAGGGCGTAATATTACTACTAACGTAACCACTATTGCTTTCTCATGTTATTTGAAAGCGGGTACGAGGGCACAAGCCAGGCTTATGGGTTGGAATAGCACAGATTCTACTTTCCTGGCGATAGCGGTTAATTTAGCTACAGGATCAATCATAGCAGGTGCTGGAACCATTGAATCGGTAGGTAATGGATGGTATCGCTGTACTGCGATGGGTACTCCTACAGTGGCATTGAGCGCGTACTTTGTTAATATAAGGAATACAACAATAACCTATACCGGTGATGGGTCATCAGGTCTATATGTATGGGGTGGTCAGGCAGAAGAAAGTCCAGTCGCAACATCTTATGTACAATCAGCGGCTTCAGTAGGAGTACGCCAAAACGAACTTGGCAATCTCAAGTTCCCCACTACACAGGGCTGGGGCGGTGCTAACGCATTCCCCCACGCGGCTGGTTCATTGATGTTCAGTGGCAGCCCGCAGCACGATTTGAGTCAGCATGGGAATACGGATAATGATATAATTGACTTAGCTAATACAGGCGGCTTCTCGGTGCTGTCGCAAGGTTGGGCGAAAGGTGTTAGGACGCATGATGCAACCACTAATATCGTACAAACCCAAGTCACAGCCTACACTCGCAATCAATCCGTCCAGTACGGCGTGGAGTGGGACGATAGCGTACCGCAGTTCCGCGTTGGCTACCGTGTAGCTTCAACGGGCATGGCGTGGGTATGGAGTGCTTACAGTCCGTATGACGGGGCGTTCGCTGACACTGGCTTCCTGCAATTCTTCGCAGATACCGTAGGTGCGCTACCATGGGTAGTTCGCAATACCATCATATTCAACAGGGCGCTGACAATACAGGAGTGGGATAATTATGTTATCAGTTGATTTGATTATTGCCCTCATGCTCGGCGCTCTGCTTATTATAGCTTGCTACGGGCTTATCGTGATGGGATACGGCAAGTGGCTGCTGCTGTACTTAGCCGTACTAACAGGCTTGTGCTGGAGAGCATGGGCCGTAGGGGATGACTGATGGAACAGTTAGAGAGAGACGTTGAATGGCTGAAAGCCAACATTAAGCATTTGACTGACGGCCAGAATCTGATGCAAGAGGCGATCAAAGAAATTGCTGATGCGGTGACGAAGATGGGTAACATCCAACACGACATCGCTCGGCACGATGACGAGATCAAACTCATGCGTACACGATACCACGAGCAATCTACGTTCCTGTCTGCCCGTCCATGCCACAAGCACACCGAAGAGATCGCCCGGCTCACAACAAGGGCGGATGATATTGAGGCAAGAGTTGAGGTGATGGAGAACGATCTGCCGACAGTGAAGATGGCCAGCAACTGGATATTCAAAGCCCTGCTTGGCACGACCGGATTACTCGGCACGGCGTCAATCGGCATTATCATTCACTGGCTGTCAGGAGGGTTTGCACAATGAAAATCGCGATTTGTCCGGGGCATTACCCGGAGGCGGCAGGAGCCGTGAATCATCGGTACGATCTGAATGAGCACGATGAAGCGTGTCAGGTGGTGTCGCATCTGCGCACACTGTTGTTGGCTGTAGGTCACTCGGTGCATGTGTTCAGGGGGCATCTGAGGCATAAGATTGACCGCATCAACAATGGCAACTTCGATCTGGCGCTGGATGTTCACTTCAATGCCGGCGGCGGGCATGGCTGTGAGGTGGTTTACGTGCCGCACTCACCCACCCGGCAGGCACAGGCGGCAGTGATTTCATCCACCATGTGCAGTTACATGGGCGTCCGCAATCGGGGAGCGAAAGAGGGATACTGGATGGGCGGCGATAATCCCGGCACCAAACCTGATGCGTTTGTGAGCCAGACGAACTGCCCCGCATTCATTCCCGAACCTATCTTCATCGACAACGACTCCGAAGCTGAAAAGTGGTTGGCGGCAGGCAGGCACGCCCATATTGCCGAGGCGATTTCACTCGGCATACAGGATGCATTCGGTGCTTAAAGAGCGTGACGGTTCACGCCATAGCCTGAGTCGATGCATATTCGCTGGCTCATGGCTGATTGTTCTGGCAGGGGCTGTGAACTATCTCTGGTTCCACGGGCCGGACATAGCAACACTGGCTGGGGCATTGCTCACACCTGCGGGGCTGGTATATGCCGGGCGTGAACACACAAAGCGAGGTGAGGCATGAATCCACTGGCCCTACTAAGTCTGGTCAAAGACCAGAAAGAGCGTGTCACATGGGCGCTCATTGCACTCGGCTTACTCTACTGGACGTGGAACACAGCCAGCGACGTAGGGCAACTAAAGGCGCAGGTTGGCTACCAAGAGCAAGCCATGAAGCTGATGACTCAGCAGCTCAATGAATGTAAGTAGGGGTCGATTATGGCGATTAGTTTAATACTGATGGCAATCGGTTTTGGGTTAGCGGTTCACGGATACGTGACAGACTCAAGTGAGAATTACGCGGCTCTGACTGAGTTCATCGTCGGGTTGGCGACCATGGCGCTGGGTGCTGCTGGCGCTGTAATTTCAATGGTGTTTTAAGGAGACAGTAATGACATTTACAATCGGAACAGTATTCATTGAGTTCGTAGCAACGGGATTAGTTGCTCTGGTGGCTGGCTTCCTGATTGGCGCGAACTGGTACAAGCGCAAAGGTAACGGCACTGTCATCGGTACGCTAGACGCCGAGAAAAAAGCGCAGATTGAGGCGATCCGTGCAAAGGCGCTGGATGAGATTCGTAAGATCAAAGAGCAGTCTCTGTAATGCTTGCCGCCTTAAGCTTGCTTGGCGGCAAAACCATAGGCAAGTACATCGCTATAGGGCTTGCGGCTGTCGCTGTGGTGTCGTTTACCTACATCGGATGGAAC